ATCCACAATATCGCTTCAGCTAGTCATACCAATCCTTGCCATATCGCAGACTTTTATGAGAAACGAAAAAGACAATCGCAAACGACTTCAACGAAGCCGCACACGATTGCCTCCATACATCGGCTCATTCGGACAATGTATTACCTCATTATGCATAACAAACTTTACGATTACGCTTCAACCCAAAATCGGTAAAACTGTTTATGCTCTATCATTGTAACACCTTATCAAAAAATTTCAACATAAGGTGTTGGTTTTGTATGCACTTTTTACACTAAACTTTAGTCCAAAATAAAACAATTTACTTATTTTGACTATTGAACTCAAAATATTTTTCGTCAAATACCTTGATGGACTTGACAAATAGTAGAAAACAAGACCCTCTTGACAGGGTCTTTCAGATTGAAGAAAAAGTCCATTTTGGACAATTTTCTTCAATCTTTTTTCTTTATGTTGAAAATAAAAAACTCTCAGAAACGCCGAAATATCAATGTTTCTAAGAGTTTAATAACTTGCTATCTTTCGCAAACTTCTTCAATTTTTTATATTTTTAGGAGTTTGTCTACGTGCTGCAAGACCCTCTTGGCAGGGTTTTACTTTTTTGTAAACTTTATTGACAACAGTGTAAACAATCTTATTCTGACTCAGTAACCTTACCAGACTCAATATGGAAGATTTTTAAACTATCAGGTAGCTTATGTAAATGGTCTAAAGATGTCGTTGTAATAAATGTTTGAATCGTATCTGTAATAGTTTCTAGTAGTTTGATTTGACGATTATTATCTAGCTCACTCATAACATCATCTAAGAGTAGAATTGGGTATTCTCGTGTGACCTCCTTCATCAGCTCAATTTCAGCCAGTTTGAGTGACAGAACGAGACTGCGGTGCTGACCTTGGCTACCATAATGGGCATTCATTCCATTTATAAAGAAAGCTACATCATCTCGATGTGGTCCAACTCCTGTATTTTTCTTAAATAAATCACGTTTGCGACACTTTTCCAATTCCGTCAAGAATTTGTCAATTAAATTGACATCATCTGTCAATTTGATTGAGGTTTGGTATTCGATTGTCAATTCTTCCCGATTGCCAGATATTTCTTGAACTTTTCTATTTCCGAATTCCTCTAATTTCTTTAGAAAGTCAATACGATGTTGGATAACACGACTACCATATTCAGCAAGTTGCTGATCTAACACGGATAGGAAGTTCTCATCAATCTTATCTGTAGATTTGAGGTAAGTATTTCTTTGTTTTAAAACGTGGTTATAATTCGATAGGTCAGAGAGATAGAGTGGCTTGATTTGCCCGAGCTCGACATCGATGAACTTTCTTCTCAAAGCAGGCGCACCTTTTATCAGCTGTAAATCTTCAGGGGCGAAGAGAACAACATTCATGTGGCCGATATAGTTGGAAAGCTTGGCTTGTTTGAGATGGTTGACCTTGGTCACTCGCCCCTTGTCTGTCAAGTGAATGTCAAGGGGAACTTTACCGCTTGTGCGATGGAGTAAACCAGAAATAGATAATTCCTTTTCTTGAAACTGTAGTAGGTCCTTATCTGTCCGTGTTCGATGACTTCGTGTTAAGGCTAAAACATAGATAGATTCTAGAATATTGGTTTTTCCTTGGGCGTTTTCGCCTAAAAAGACATTGAGCCCTTTGTGGAACTCAATATCTAATTGGTTGTAATTGCGAAAATGTTGTAACTCTAATCGTTCTAGCCACATGTCTACATACCAGGGAAACGAACAGGTTTTCTTTCAGTATTTTTAGTTGCTTTTTTAGGCGTTTTTACCTGTTTCTTATTCTTTTTATTTTCTTGATTTAACTTTTTAACGATTGCAGCCACACGTTCTTTTTCAGCTTGATCCTCTTGGTGCTGTTTGATTTCCTCTGCACTAGGAGCGACGATTGTGATGCTGGTGTTGTGGTCTGGGAGTGTGATAACATCTCCGACACGGATTTTTTTACCGCGTCTTTTTTCATCCTCTCCATTGAAAAGAATGGTATTTTCTTCTAAGAAACCTTTAATGGCACCTCCTGAATGGAGAATACCAGTCGTTTTTAACAATGCTTGTAATGTGATGTAGTCATCAAATAATTTAAATTCCATAAGTCACCTCGTTACAGAATATTATATCACAAAATGGTATAATTTCGATTTTAGGGGCTGAAACCCCAGTTGTATCAAGGGGTTTTACAGTCTTGTAAAGTACTGTAAACTGAATTTGTTCACCTTTTTGTTCACCCTCAAAGATTCCCGAGAGCTTTTTCGTAAAATGCAACAGCGTTTTTTGCATTCTCTTTTGAGAGGTGGCTATAGATGTCCATGGTTATTGATATTCTAGAATGACCAAGGCGGTGCTGGAGTTCCTTGTAGGGTATTCCAGAGTTAAGCAGTAGACTAGCGTGGGTGTGGCGGAAACCGTGAAAGCCGATGTTAGGCAGTCCGATATTCCTCAGGCGTGTGGTCAACCTGTTCCCCAGGGTCTTATCCTCAGGATAGTCATGGATAAAGTCGGAAAATACAACCGTTTCAGAGCGTCCGAGGGTCCAAGCCTCTTGTATCTGTCGCCGTCTGTATTCTTTCATCATGGCTACTGTCTGGCTATCGATGTTTATATCGCGTATGCTGGCATTTGACTTGGGGGAATTGATTGACCCATAGCGGTTTAGTGTCTTCGTGATGCTGACCGTGGCGTTGTTCAAGTCAATATCTGACCAGTGCAGTGCCAGCACCTCATTGATACGGCACCCAGTGGCCAGCAAGAACTTGTATAGGGTGGCTTCATACAGATTTCTGTAATTGGTTAAGTCTAAGCCGTCCAAGTAGCCAAGAAACTGTTTAAGCTGCTCGTCGTTGAAATGCTTTACCTTCTTCCGAGTGGCTTTTTTTGCGTTCCTGGGCAATATGACTTCCCGAGCTGGATTGTATGGCAGAACTTGCATAACAACACCGTATTGCAATATACGTTTGTTCAGCGCGTGGATTTTGTCATAGTGCAGATAGGCACCAGCTTCCCCTGTATTTGCTTTGTCTGCTAATTTGATGACGATGCTTTGGAGGAGTGGGGTCGTCAGTTTATCGAGCTTATAGGCTCCAAAAAGTGGTATAACATGATTTTTCAGTAAGCCCCTGATGTTTCCACGGGTATTTGGTTTTACTGTGTGCTTATAGCTATTCCACCACAATTCTGCCAACTCTTTGTAACTGGTTATGGTGGCATTTTGGTAGCGTGTTGCCCCGTCTGTTTTAAAAGTTGCAATAGCTTGCTGAGTTTTGTTTTTAACCTCCTTCTTGGTCCTACCCGTGACATTAGTCTTGACTTTCTTACCAGTGATGGCATCTATTCCTAGATAAACACTGGCACGGTACACAGTAGCACCGTTTTTCTTTTTTACTTCAGTTATTTTCATGATCATAAACCTTTCCATCAGCAGGCAAGCTGTTATTAAAAAGATTTTAGAATGTTTTAGGTTTATATCATGCGTAGGCTTACGAGAATAGCCCTATTTTCGTTTGTTTCGGGTAAGATGATAATTTATATGGTTACGTTTTAAAGTGGTGCTATGACTCTTATATGGGCTTATTTATCGCTCAATCTTTTGAGGCTATCAAGGGCCTTCTGATTGTTTTTATATAGCACGTCTAGCTGTTCTTTAGCAATTCTGTTTAGTTCAGTTAGTCGGTTGCTTTGTGATAGTCCTTGTTTAATCATTTCAGCGTTAAGACTTTGTAAGTTATTTAGAACTAATAGCTGTTCAATAGTGGCATTATCTCGCTGATTACCTTCTCTATCAGGATAGGCGTTCTTGAATTCCTTTGCAGTCATACCAAATAAAGCGACGTTTATTAAATCAGCTTCAGAGGAATAGGCGAAAGAAATTTGATAGGGCTGGAGAGTTGGCACAATGTTTTCTTTGATAGCGTCCGTTTGTATGGTGTAATTAAGTTTTGAAATATAGCGGTTTACCTGCCAATCTAACTGGTTTTTGTAGGCTTCTTCTTGTTTTAGGCGCTGATAATCTTGAATGATATAAAGCTTAAACTCTGGTGAAAGCCAGGAAGCAAATTCAAAAGCTATATCAGAGTGGGCGAATGTACCGCCGTATCGGCCAGATTGGGAAGTTATACCAATGGCATTTGTCTCTTTTATCCATTTTTGCGGAGATAGTACGAAGCCATTTAATCCAGCCTCGCTTCTAAACTGGTCGAATTCGACCAGTTTAAAATTTTCATTATTTATTTTTTCCCAAGCTCCTAGGAATTCAATAGTATTTCTACTCCTCATCCAGTTTTTAATAATATCGGCTGGAGCGTCTGGATTTCGATATTTAGCGATATCTGTCAGACTGACATAATCAGTATTTGTGGAAAGTAAAGTTATTTCTTTACCATTTGCGTTAATTTTAACCATTATGAGCCTTTCTAAAATTGTTATAGGATTTACAGTTTTGTTGGCGTCAACAAAATTGATAGGTATAACCTTTACTAAGTCAGCGGACTTGCTGAAGCACGAGGAAAGCACGCGCAGATTGCTAACAAATGCTAATATACAACTAATATAGAAGTTGAGGTTTATTGAGGTTGCTAAAATATACAACCTTACAAAACCTTACTTTTTCATCTACTGATAAAAACTGACTTTTTTTAATGCGGACTTTTTTTCACTCCACACAGTCCACTAGAAAGCCCCTGGGCGCGTGGAATAGCTTGGCAGGGTAAATATACCCGAGAAGTGTTTGAACGTGGTGAGGGGGCGTGTAGGGAGCGTGGGCGGTTAGTCTAATCCCCACGTTAACTTATAATCTTCAAAATCATTTTTATCTTTTCTAGCTTCTTCTAAAGCAGCAGCCTTTATCTCTTCAAATAAAACATTAATTTTTTCATAAAAATGAGTATAGTAATTTTCGTTGAAGTTTTTATCTTCAAAAACTATATAAAACTCACTCGTTCTTTTTTGAAATACTATATCAAGCCAAAAAAGTATGCTACTCGTTTTCAAAGCAAGGTCCATAAGTAAACCATAGTCATTTTTGGGGTTATATTCTTCCAACGATTCAGTTATAGTGCTAAGAAACTCTTCAGGTTTCACAGAGCGATTCATACCTTTAACGCGTTCAATTAATTCTTTGTCTCTACGTTCTCTTTCTTTTACCTTTTGAAAAATTTTTTCTTTTGACACGCTATTTACAAGGTATTTTTTTTCTTCCAATTGCTTTTCAAGCATTAACAGAAATTCTTTATAGACATCATTGTTTGAGAAGCGAGAATCAAGGTCCGACTTTTTTACATTGAGATAATCAGCAAGTTTTTGTAAATTTCCTGACGTTGGCAACGAACGTCCTTTAACGTACCCTGTGATTGTACTTTTTGGTATATCTAGATCATTATGAATATCTATTTGCCGAACTCCTTTTTCTTTCATAATTCTATTGAGGTTAGCAGAAAAATATTCTCTATTTTTTATATCCTGTGGGCTATTCTTTGCCATGTAATCCCCTCCGTTTCAACATTTATCTATTTTGATTATAACATAAAAAATGACAAGGTACGAAAAAAATAAAACTTTTGTAAAAAAACACTTGACTAAGTACGAAAATAATAGTACTATTGTTTTATCACTTTTGGAAGGAGCTAAAAGAGTATGACGCAATGGACGCTGAAGGCGTGTCGAGTAAATGCAGGTTATACCTTGCGACAGGTAGCTAAAAAAGTAGGCAAGAATTTTCAAACTATCTCAAAGTACGAAAAAGATAGTACTATAATCCCTTTTGAGTTGTTGAAAGACTTGTCCAAGTTGTATCGTGTTAAGTTAGATGATATTTTTTTAGGCGACAGTACGAAAAAAATAGAACTAACGCCAGAGGAATAAGAAAGGAGCAGGCAAGCAATGAGAAGGAACTATAGTAAAGTCATTGAAGAAATGCGAACCATTCACGGGCTGAACTTGGTTGCTATTGGTCAGCGTATCGGAACAGACCCCCGAACAGTTGGCAAGTGGGCACAGGGCAAACACCAACCCAACAAGGACAGCAGAAAGAAAATCAATAATCTATACAGAGAGGTAAAACAGAGTATGACAACACAAACCACAATTGAACCATTCGAAGATTTTTACGACTGGTCAAAAATGAAGAAAAAGAAACCGACTACCGAGGTTATCGCTACTCAACAATTCGGAAATAAGTCATTTGAAATTTATGGAAATAAAGACAACCCACTTTTTATTGCTGTTGAAGTGGCTGAAATGATTGAAGTACAAAATACAACCGACTTATTAAAAAGGATTGATGAAGATGAGAAGCTGACCTATGTAATATCTAGGGCAGGTCAAAAACGAGAAGTAAACATGTTAACTGAGTTTGGACTTTATGAAGTACTTTTTCAATCACGCAAACCAAAAGCCAAAGAGTTTAAAAAAGTAGTCAAAAACATCTTGAAAGAAATTCGTGTAAACGGCTACTACATGCAAGGTGAACTAATTCAAGACCAACCAACCCAGTCAGCTATCGAGCTAAATTCTGACATGGCTTACATCAAGAACCGACTTGCAGAGTTGCAAAGCATGACCACCATGGCAGATATTAAAATTGGACTGGCCAAAACATACCGAATTGCTGAACTTATGGAAGACTAGAAAGGGACAAGCATGGAATTAGTTTACATGGACGGACGGAAAGAGCCGTATACATTGAGCAGTATTGTAGCAGAATGCGCCAACATCAGCCATCACGCAGTACAGGAACATATCAGAAAGCAGAAAGATAGGCTTGAACGATTTGGAAAGGTCTCATTTCAAATGCGACCTTTACCGAGTGGGCAACAGGCAAAAGATTATATCTTAAACGAGCAACAGGCAACTTTGCTAATCACTTTTCTAAAGAATACCGAGCAAGTTGCAAACTTTAAGGAGAACCTAGTCAAAGCATTCTTTGAAATGCGGGACGAGCTGGCACAATTCCGATATCAGAGGGCACTAGAGAAGCCTAAGCGTAAGGCACTACATGAAGCTATTGAAACATGGCAGGAAGCCCCAAAACACGCGCACAGCACGGTTACAAACCTTTTGCTAAAGGGAACTACTGGAATGAACAAACGCCAGCTAATGGCACACCGTGGCGGACATAATGGTATTGACAGCCTAACCAGCCAAGAGCTTATCAGATACCAAGCATTAGAAGACATGGCTATTGCTATGATCAACTTAGGCATGACATACCAAGATATTAAAAATATGGTATTCAGACCACTAAAAAACGCACCACAGGGCGCGTGAGATTAACAAAAAAAGGCTTACCGAGACCAATCAGCAAAGCCTTTTAACCACTAACTAAAACAAAATTAACAAGCAGGCAAGCTGTTATTAAAAGGGTTTTAGTAAAGATTTTTATAGCTAGATTATACCATATCTAGGACATTATGACCATACAGAGGGCGCTAACCCTTAAAACTGGAGCAGAAAAGTATTAGGTGCTGGTATCGCCATTAGCGAAAGCTAAACCACCCTAAGCAAACTACACACAGCAAGGCTATTATTTTGGCACAGGCTTACACGACCACAGGGCAACCTGGTAAGTCTGGGGCGGTTATCCGCTGGGAATAGTCTAGGCTAGGTATAGAAATCGTATAGTAAAGAAACCAAGCCTTTTACACACGGGAAAAGCCCACTAGGGCCATTACACAGACACAATAAAAGAAACGAGGCAAGAACTACATGAAAGACAATAACAGAGAAACGATAATCCATTTTGAAATGTCTAACCAAGAATACGCACCCGTAAAGAATGCAATATCGGAAGAGCTGAAGACAGTCATCAGCAAAGTGTACCAACTAGACCATGAAACAGGGTGGACATTGCACTATCTAACCGAAATCATGCTGAACCACTTTCATGAGGATGTTGCACGAGTTCAATATGGCGATTTGACACCGATTGAGTGCAGTTTGAACAGTATAGCCTCACGAGTTGAAAAAGTTAGAATAGAACTCTTAAAAGCTGGATATGAAGACAAGATTGAAGTAGGTAATCCTATGTGGTACTTGAAACTAGCCTTACAAGATTTTGAGCAAATGAAAAAGGAGATGAAAAAATGCAAGAAATGACAATCGAAACAGCTTTAACTTTGATAGCAATCTTTACACCGCTGAACCTCTATCTATGGTTTGGCGTTGGTTTGGGCACTTTTCGGCTTGATATAGAGCCTAAAATCAAGACCGAGGGTAAATATACCAAACCTATTGAAAACGAGCGCTACGGGGCTTATATACAGCTTGCAGGCAAACGCTATAACTAGGAGGGGAAACCATGCTGACATTTAGAGAACTTGAACATATAGCAGAGACCATTCTCAAACACACAACACCAGAAGAAATGCAGTGCTATCTTGATATGGAACACGATAGTAAATTGCTTTGGATAAAATACAAAATCGCAAGTCTGGAGGTGCAGGCATGACAGAAAATCGACTATCACCACACCTATACAAAGTTTTCAAGTTACTACCGCTTGGAATGGACTTGCCTATCACAGGGGCGGACATGGAACGACTGACAGGCTTGGACGTCCGAACCATTAGGGAACATATCCGCCAGCTAATAGTTGACTACGGTATTCCCGTTTGTGGTGGACGAGATAACAAGCTAGGGGGCTACTATATCCCCCAGAATGAAGTAGAACGACTTGCAGGAGTGCTACCGCTTCAACGACAATATGACCAAGAACACAAGCGTATTCACGCGCTACTGACCGCAGACTTGCAAGACTGGAGGAAGTACAGAGATGAAGCTTGAATTAACCGCACAGAGTGAAGCAGACCTAAAAACGGGCATTCTGGAGCTTATAGAGAACTATCTGGAAGCGCGTGAGCAAACACCGCCAAGACTGTTAGGGCTAATCACCGCCCAACAGGTTAAAGATGAACTAGGCATAAAAGATAAGACCTTGAAACGTTGGGAAGATAATGGGCTAAGACGTTACCAGCCCCCACTAGAAGACACTAGGAAAATCTTTTATAGGGTCAGTGATATTCTGGTATTTTTGGGGGTTGAGAATGGCAAAAACTAAAATATATTTTTGGTTGAAGATTGATAAAAAATTTTTTGACAATATTTTCATCAAGAGACTAAAGACTATTCCAGGCGGTTACACTATGACAGTAATCTATATCCGCCTAATGCTTGAAAGTCTTGAAAGTGACTGCATTCTCTACTACGAAGGTTATTTTGAAAATCTCAAGGAAGAATTGGCTTTGAAGTTGGATGTGTCGGAAGATGATATCGATATGACCATGGCATACTTTACAAAATGCGGTCTGATACAGATTGATGAAGATAAAAATGCAGAGTTACCACAGGCCAAAGCTATGGTTATGAGTGAAACAAACTGGGCTAGCTACAAACGGGAACAACGACAAAACAAAGAGAGATTGGACAATGTCCAAAAGTCTTTGACTAATTCCAACTCGTGTCCAACAGAGATAGAGATAGAGAAAGATATAAAGAAAGATATAGATATAAATATAGAGTTAGAAGTAGATAATAAAAAAACTGCTACTGACACAAATATTTATGATTATTATCAACAAAGAATTGGTTCCTTGGACGGTTATCAGTATGAGAAACTAAAAGATTACTTAGATATTGATAAGCTTGAACCTGAACTTGTCAAGAGGGCAATTGATAGAGGAGCTGACAACTCAAAAAGGAACTTTGGCTACATCAATAAGATTCTAAAAAATTGGGCACAGAATGGCATTCGGACAATAGCTCAGCAAGACGAGGAGCAGAGACAGTTTGTCGATAGTAAAGCAAATAAACAAAAATCAAACGATTGGGTGCCAGACCCGAACTATCCACCACCATACTAGAAAGAGGCGCAAATGAAAGAACAAGAATTTTTTGAGCAAGCAGAAAAGGAGTTAGAGGAATTAAACCAGCACAGAGCCGACTTCATGACTATGGATTTTAAAGAACTCAATAATGCAGACTATATAAACTTTTTGAACATTGGAAACCGGATTTTTTCCGAAGATACCACTTTGAACGTGTACGAACTATATAAGCATCCAGACACGAGAGCAAAATGCTTTGCGACCATTGCCAAAATTGCATATCACGTTAACAACATGTTTCAGACAGAAGAACGTATGCGTACCATGATTGATAGTCTTGAACTGCATTTTCAAAACATGGTTAAGAAACTGGTACATCAGACAGATAGTGACAAGCTGGCTGAGCTACTACTGGAAATCAAGAAAGACAATCCGAATATGACAGCAGAACAGGAAAGCCAGTTTATACGAGATATTGCAGTTAGTGGACTATTAGCAATGCAGTAGGAGGCGACACCGTGACCGATGATACCGAAATAAGGAAACTTTTCCAAATTTATCAAACAACTAGGGAGAATAAAGACATGACATTAAACACATTTTCAGACACAGCAAACACATTTACATTTAACTACACATTCAAAGACCACGACACCGCACAAGTTGCAGGGCACGCGCTTATGGGCTACATGACAGGAACATTTGAACAACCTGGGATTGAAGTGTATTATGATAATGATAAAGTGGGCGGAGATTACAACCGTTTGGCGGTGGAATATGTGGCAGATACTGAACTTACTGAAACCTTCAGGCGGATTTGTGACAGTTTCCAAGGCTACTACAACGATCCTGAAGCAGAAACCGACGTTGAAGACCAGTACCGCCTGGAGCGCGTGGAACAACTCAAGCAGTCAGAAACTTTTGATAGCTTGCTTGAAAAGGTGGTGATTTATGAGCTGGAGTTGCTGGACTATGCGGAACGTTTGCTAAGTGATGACCCTATTCCGACAGATACGGAAATGGCTTATATGACACTAAACTTAATTGGCGGTAAAGGTGTAGGGCTATTCAAGTCACTGGACGAAGATAACGAATACAGCGGGCTTGCTTATTACAACGCTGAGGCAGAATAGCAGAGAGAGGCAACCGCCTCTTTTTGTGCTAAAATTAGAGAGGAATAACATGATGAAAAATAAAGGCGGTAGACCTACAAAAATGACACAAGGAACGGTAAAGAAATTAGAGGAAGCATTTCTAAGAGGGCTAAGCGATGAAGAAGCTTGTTTGTATGCAAACCAACCCTGTATGATTATTGCAAGAAAAACCCACAGTTTACTGACCGAAAAGAACTACTTAAGCAACGTGTTAAAACACGAGCTAAACTAAATATATCAAAAGCGATTGAAGACGGGAATGTGGACTTGTCAAAATGGTACCTAGAACGGAAAGATGCCGAATTTAAGACTAAGACAAAACTTGAACATGATGGTATGGTATCCGTTGCGCCTCATAATCCATTTGAAGATTTGACGGTTGAAGAGTTACGAGCAATCATTGCTGAAGATGCGGGATAAATACTATTGGTTGAGAGGGTTATCTAGGTGAAGTACTTCGGCAATTTCTAAAACGACGAATAGACGAACGTATGGAAGCGCGTGATTACACAAAAACATACTAAGATTAGTAGTGAGGAAATCTCCGACGGGAGAAAGTACTCACTACTTTTTCTTTATGATAAAGTAGAGGTGTCTTGTTAAGTCGTAGGGCTTTTTGACGCTAGACGTCGCAACAAAAACTGGCAAGACACCTGTTTTAGAAAGAATGTTATCAAAGTATGTGGGACGCCAGACGTCGAGTATTGAAAATGACATCACTAAAACAAGGAATCATTCAAGACAAAGAGGTAATATCATGCGAGTAGTATTTGGGATTGACGTGAGTAAAGTAAGTTCAGAAGTAGCCATTCTAGTCAACGGCGAGAAGGTTCATAACTACACCATGTCCAATGATGCCATTGGCT